TGACAGTAAACACTTCGGCTGTTCCTGCAAGCACCTGTATCCTCCTTTCAGTCGTCGGTGAGTGTCAGCAATTCGATCCATCTCGTGACAGGGAGACGGTCTAAGAGCCATTCCACGCACCGTTTAAGCATCCTTCAGCACCTCCAGCCCTGCCTTGGCCGCATTAAAGGTCATCTGCACCACTTTCTGAATCATGCTGTCCGTAACCAGAAAGCGCAGGGGAGCGGGAACCTTTGCGCGCAGCCACGACACGACAACCGCCAAACGGGCTTCGCCCAGCTTGGTGCCGACGAACTCTTTTTCAGCTTTGGTGATGGCCTCAATCGCCCATTCGGCCAGCAGTGCTTTGTACCCCAAACGAATCATGCAGGCCGCAACAACGACCAGCGCCACGGCCATAATGGCAACCGTAATGATAGTAGCAGTATTCATACCTTATCCCCTTTCTCAAAACAGCTTGGAAAGCGCCGCCTTTGTCTGCGTTCCAACGATACCATCCGCAGTCAGGCCGTGCGCCGTCTGGAATTCTTTGACGGCCTTTTCAGTGTTTGCACCGAAGACGCCGTCTTGGTTGATGCCCAGCGCCCCTTGAAGCGCGGAATTATAGCGAAGCAACTCTCCCAAAAAAGCTCCTTGGAATGCCGAAGCTCCCCTATTACCTCAGCACCAATGTTCCATATTTTTCTGCAGCTCTGTCAAAGAAGGAATCGTTCTATATTCTCCCCGATAAGATATTCTATCTTCACGACGGAAAACTGAGTGCCTACGATGCAGATGAAGTTGATTACTGCGCCGACATCATTCACCCAATCATGGATTCCTCTGAAATGGAAATCCCGGCGGATGCTAAGGTTGTCAGCAAAACATGGCTCAAGGTAAATGCAGACGGATCCCGTGATAAGCGCTATAAAAACAATCACCAGTGCTCCATCTGTGAATGCGGCCGACTGCGCATCTCTTCCCCTGCTGGTTTGAATCTATGTCTCATGCTTAGCAATTCAGAGCACATCGACGATTTCAATTCCATCATCGCCAAATAAAAAAGACCCCGGCCATTATAAAAATGGTCGGGGATTTCTAAACACGTCAGGAGGTATATTCTAATGCCCTGCTATAAGGACGAAAAAACAGGCACATGGTACTGCCAGTTTCGCTACGCTGATTTCACCGGGAAACGAAAGCAGAAGCGTAAGCGCGGCTTCAAAACCAAACGTGAAGCGCAAGAGTGGGAGCGCGAATTCCATTTGCAAAAAGCCAAGAGCTGTGACATGACTCTTGCCAGCTTTGTGGAACTGTACTTCAATGACCGGGAACACCATGTCCGCGACACCACAATGGACACCAAGCGAAATGTT